TGATGACGGGATCGTTAAATATCATAACAATATCTTGAGGATTGGCCTTTATGAAATCGGCTATCTCCTTTTCCCCGAACCCATTTCGCTTTGGGTTCTCGTTCGCAAGGGCATCGTACAAAGTAACTGAAGGAGGGACGTCGCGCCGTTGATCTCCAATCGTTTGATTGTAGTTTTGGAATCCATACACGGTTAGCTTAATGTCCTCCTTGAGTCCGAGGTGTTTACAGATGTAGTAAACGACACGACTGTACCCATTCGATTGTCCAATTGGATAGGTTCCGCACAAAAGAACACGTAATTTGGAACTCGTTCCATTATCCGCACCCTTTAGCATGCTCGTCACATCAACAACGGCAGGGGAAGGTATTGGCACTGGCAGACTCGATTGTTGTGGTTGCGGTTGCGGTTGCGCCGCCACCGCTCGGGCGATTGATGGGTTTACAGTTATGACTGGTTTCTTCACATCCGGCACAATCACTTTCTCCGCTAAGTTCTCATCGTCATCCACGACGGGGATCGGAAATCTCTTTGACGGAGATCCTACAAACTCACCTTTTTTCAAAAGGAACATGCTATTGACTCTTGATGCGTTTGATAACTTTAAGCACATAAACCTTGCGCCCTCAAAATACTTTGGATGTTCTCTCGGATACATGGAATCGTCCACTCTTTTGGCATGTGCGAAGGCCGCAGAAGTGGTTGAGCATACATTTCCTCATACAAGCGGTCGTTTTGATCAAGTTTCTTTATTTTATCTATGAGAATGTCCATGGACTCATCACTCTCGTCTTCAAGAAACAAAAACGATTTCGTATTGAACCACTTCTTAACATCGTGGGTGCCCCAATAGATCGGAATCGTACCACCTACGTACGCGTTCAGTAGTTTTTCGGTCACATACGTAGGACTCTTCGTATTCTCAAAGCAAATTATGAATTTATATTGTTGGAGAAATGGGAAATACTTGTCACCATACACAAGCTCGTCTTCCGGGGCGGTGTACCCAATATTATTCTTAAACGAGCCCGCACAATCGACTTTTTTATAAGCGCTGAGTCTTTCCATGAATGTCTTGCGAACGTGCGCTGCGCCATTCCGAACAATGAACGCACAAAACTTTTTCTTTTCAACCGGGAAAAGAGGGCGTGGAATGGACAAATACGGCCAGAGCCCCATTTCGTGCGAGTTACAAACAAAGTTTGGAAGGCTCACAATTCGATTGTTGATGTCCGTTGGTTTCATAATGAGATTCACATCAAACCAATCAGGGTTCAAATGGTGGGGCTCACCAGAGAAGCTTACATAAATGGTGCCCTCCGTCTTTTGTATGTTTGCAAGCGACGGTGTTCCTTGAAACACGCTAACGATCACAATAGGGCGCGTTATCCCCATTCCCGAGAATAGAGCGCGAAATAGGCACCTCAAACTGTTCTCAACGGGAGGCTGATAAAATGAATCCCAGAACCCGCCATATGAGATTTGGAGGGGGCAAGATTCGTCGTTCTTGGCCGAATAAACATCAGCGATCGAGCGCATATGGATACACGGTGCATAGTTTGGCATCTTATCTTGTATCTCATAGACAAAAAGTATCTAAATGGTTTCCATGCGTCGCAAGCAAGCCGTGCTAGTTGTCAAGGCTCTGACCATAGTAAATCAAGGCTGCGCGGGACGAGCTATTCTCGGCTTCTTTCTTTGATGCGCCGTGCGCTGTTCCAAGCACGGCCCCTTTTTTGTCTTTCACGCAATATCTGAAGACGCGCTGGTTGTTTTTCATTTCGTTTGACATCTCAAAGAAGCGCGGAGCATCTTGAAATGTGTGTTGCATGTACCTCACCAACATGTCTTTATAGTTCGTCTTTGTACAAATCAGCTCACTGAAGTCCAAGTATTTCTCCACAATAGAAATAATCCAAATCTCTGCCATGTAATAGCCAATCCCGGACAACGGCACAAGGGCCTTGCTGACCCCGGATGGGAATTCCGTCATCATATCTTCATTAAAGTCAATGTAGATAGCACCAATGAACGCTTCAAAGATGTCCTCCATGATTTTGTAGTTACTACGACCTTGCGAGTCCTCAATTTGTTTAGACAGAATAGCAAACTTTGGGAAGCCCACTTTTTGAGCGAGGAATCCTAGCATCTTTCCATTCACCAGCTTTGTGCGCATCCTCGAAAGAAACCCCTCCGGTTGATCGGGGTATCGCTCACATAAATAGCGCGCAACAACCATTCCTAGAATGGCATCCCCGAGGAACTCAAGACGTTCGTATGACATTTCTTGTAAGGGCAAGCAGTCCGGTGGGCAACGACCGTTTCCCGTTTCAAAGTCATCGTTCTTCATCGTACAATAGGAACGATGAACGAATGCATTGCGATACAAGTTGATATTGCGAAAGGCCACATCTGCAAGACCCGCATTGTCAAATAACTCCTTCAAATCCGCGTCTTGAATGAGTTTGTTCTCACAGTTGTACGGCAACTCGCCACACGGAAGCTCTTGTGTTTTATTATGGAGGTTATTGAGGCGTTGAGTGATCATGGCTCAAACTTCTCAAATGAATGAAAAAATTAGAAATAACGTCTGGGCACGGCAAGGCGATCTTCTAGTGGTCTATTATGCTTTCCTTTTTAATATCATTTTTTGTTTTTATTTTTGTTTTGTTTACATGAGCTTTGTGACCTCGGCCACTAGAGCCTTGGCAGAGCGCGGGCCCTCGTAGGGTGTTGCCTTTCCATTCTTAGAGATCAAGACGGTTGGAAAGCTATCCACACCGGCCTTTTGGACATCAGCTGAGTCTTCTCTTGCGTCGAATTTCTTTGTCTCTACCGCACCTTTCATGGTTGCAGCTTGCTCGACGAAAGACTCCCATTCAGGGTTGAACTTTACGCAATGCGGGCATCCGGCCATGGAGAAGTATTCGACTTTCACGGTCTTACCAGTGAACATTTGTACCTCGGGGAAGATCATAGAGAAAAAGTTGGAGCGCCCCACCGAAATAAGCCACGCTTGAATGGCAATGAAAGCGAATAAGATGAAGATCATGATGTACAACGATGATTTTTGTAGGTTCATGGCTCACTGGGTCAAAGGTTCACACAATCTATATATTGGAACTATTAATTTTATTGAAGGTACCAAAGGACATGGTAAGGCTCTTTCTTCTCATCCCAAAACCCATTGGTATGGTGTTGCATAATCTTATTCAGCATGGGCCGAGCCTTGTATGACGGAACATCGTTACAAACAAACAAGTTGTGGCTTGAGCCCATAATATAATCGATGAACATACTTGATGACATTTGCTCAAGAACTTCCGATGTTGTGATGAGAACAACGTGACATTCTGTCAAGAAACGGTCGAGAGTCTCGAGCTTGCCACTACGGATGTCGTCCATACAAAGAACAAGTGCAGTATACTCGTTCTCATGTAACTGTTGCGCAATTTCGACACAATGATCATGTGAAATACAAAGCATTACACTCTTGCGAATTACGACACTTTCAAATACATCATTGAGCATCTCAAAGATACTTTCTTTGTCCGCAGAATGCCATCTATAAGACATCTCAGGGGATGACATTTGTGAATAATATACTTAAAACGGACAGCTCGTAATTTAATAATCCATCCAATTTTTAAATACATACGTGTATGGAAGGATTACATCATGGAACCACTACAATTGAAATCATTTCAATCCCCATTGATGTATTTAATGCGTTGAAAGAAGCATGGATTTCAGAAAATGTTCCAATACTGTTGACACGTAGCATAGAGGGTTTGAGATCACGCTTCCCGTGCCTTTCTCAAGCTCCCTTATCTTTCCATCAAAAACAATCTCAAGATGGACATAACAATTTTAGCACACGCCAAGGCCACGGCCATGGTCACGGCGGTAACGGTCATGGAGGTCATGGTCACGGCGGCGGTGGCGGTGGTTATGGTGGGCACGGTGGTCATAGAGGCAACCGGAACCAAAAACGTTCCGAGCGAACCAGAATTGGTACACGTGAGCTTTCGCGTGAAGACATGTCCAAGAAAGATTTCTTGGCAAACATGAATAAGTTGTCCCGACAGAACTACGACTCCATATTGCGCCTTATACGCACAACATACAACTCAAATTTCCTAGAAAACTACATGGATATGGTGTGGGAACTTATGCGCCGTCAAGCGGATTACCAGGACTTACATATCCAAGTCATTCTCCATCTCATAACTTTGACTCCAGAGGACAAAAAACCCTTCATTTCGCAATATTGGGGCGACTCATGGAAAGCATTTTGCGTAAACCAGGAGTGGCTTCCACCGTCACATGTTTCATTGAAGGTTAATGACGCATTGTATGATGACTTTTGCGACTATGTCAAGTGGAAGAAACGCACAGGCGCAAGCATACAAGCTTGGGTCCGTTTGATGTCTCTAGAGGTCATTCCATCCTCAATTATTGAATATTTTACATTAATCATAACCTCTCTTGAAACCGCACGCACAGAAGCGTCAGAAGAGCTATTTGATTGTATATTTGAATGGCTCTTACAAATGTTCAGAGCTCTTTCACCAAACACGTATATTGGAGAGATTGATGTCATGATTAGCGAAAAAATGATCGATTGGAGGATATTCTTGACCACCACATTCCCTCAATCATCTACCCGATTTAAACTTCTTGACCTCGTAGACATCATTGAACGTCGGAAGTCAAAGAATATTTCTACTCGTTAAACATTAAGCGAGCAAGGAAGCAAGCGAGGATGACCGACTTCAAACCAATTCTCATATCCGAGCTTACTATTCTTGAAAAGAATGAACGGCATAATAAGAACGTACACAAGGCACGTGCCTACACCAAGGTTCTTCAGCAAATAAAGGCGTTTGAGGGACCAATTACGTCCGCCGCGCAAGTGATGGAGCTCCCGGGGGTGGGCAAGAGCATTGCATCTAAAGTTGCTGAAATCATTGAAACGGGAGCGCTCAAGGAAGCCGAAGACATCCAACAAGGATCAACTTTCAACATACGCGAGGAACTACTAAATGTGTTTGGTATAGGCCCCGTGAAAGCAAATGAGCTCGTCACACTTGGCATTCGGTCGTTGGATGAGCTTCGTGCCAGACAAGCCGAACTATTAAATGACAAGCAAACGATCGGTCTTCATCACTATGATGCCTTATTGGAGCGCATACCAAGGGCTGAAATGCGAAGACACGAGGCCAAAATCAAGAAAATGGTTCACGAAGTTGATCCTCGATTTGTATTTGAGATTGTAGGAAGCTACCGTAGAGGAGCGGCGAACAGCGGTGATATTGATGTTCTTTTAAAGCTCCCTGACGAGGCAGGAAGATCCAAAGGAGAAGCGGTAGAGGTATTCGTCCGCTTGTGTCGCTACCTCGAGGCAATGACCTACGTCGTTGATGTGCTTGCACAAGGGGATAAGAAATTCATGGGCGTATGTCGCGTTTCACCAAAGGCAAAAGCAAGGCGACTCGATATTCTGCTAACCACGGAGGAGGAATACCCGCATGCGCTTCTGTACTTTACGGGCTCTGATAAGTTCAACATTGCCTTGCGAAGCCGTGCACTTGACCGGGGGTTGACCATGAACGAGCATGGTATCAAGTACATGAATCCCTCTGTCAACGATGCGATTCTCCCAAAAATGAAGGAGGAAGCGGATATATTGAACTACTTGGGTCTCCAGTATGTTCCTCCGGTAGAGCGACAAAATGATGCCATTTTTCAAAAATACTCGATTCCAAAATAAAATTCTCTTTTGGAATATATAGAACCCGCCCTCACAATGACCCCTGTGTACCTATTCCAAGCCGTGTGGAACCTTATCCTTATTGCTCTTTTCTTGTCGACTTACACGTACATTGTCAAGCTCGAGCAAACAGGATGTGCTTGCGCCGACCACAAGTACCGCAAGTTTGTCAAGACTTTCCCCCTTGTTGCCGTTGTCTACATTGTCGTCTTCATGTTCCTATCCCCGGCCATGATCTTCGGCACCTTCGGCGCACTAGGCAAGTTCGCCCATGATGCCATCGTCCTTCTATTCGGACTAGCCAGCATCGTGTTCTTCGTGTTTGCCCTCATGTACGCTCGTTTCCTAATGACCGAGAAGTGCAAGTGCTCCGAGGACCTCCGCCGCGATGTTCTATACGTTTGGTCCATGGTCCAAATTGTGATCATCGCATCCCTTGTCGTCCTCATGCTCTTGTCGAGCAACATCTTCAGCAACCTTGGTGCGACCCTAAGCACCGTTGCGACCAAGACCAGCGACATTGGCCACGGTGCTCTACACAAGCCTGTCGGCAGTGCTAGAAGCATCCCCAAGGGCCTCCGCAAGTTCACTCGTTAAACGCGATAAAAAGAACTCGCTCAAGCCTTCACGGTATCATTCTTATTCTTATTTTAACAATTTTTCATTAAAGTGAAAAAAGAAACAATAGGGTGGTTACCCTTTTTACTTATAGATCAAGCGTTCGTTTTGTGTTCACTTTGCGACCCTTTTTGGGGCGATCTCCGTACAAGCCAACCATATCCGCGGTGTCTTCAATGATGGAAGTGATTTCCTCATCGCTCATGGAAAGAGTCTCGATCTGAGGCGAACTTGAGGGAGGCCGAGACCGAACCTCGCGGTGAATGTCTTGAATGATCGTCTCTACATTCTCGCGAGTGGCCGGGCGGTACTGTTGAGGGGCCGTGGCTTGTTGCGGAGGCGCTTGCATTGCCGGGGCACGGGCGAGGTTTGTAGGTTGAGGGTTGTTCATAGCCCCGAATAGGTTGCCAATCATGCCAAACATTCCACCCATGCCTTGGTTTGCAGGTTGAGGGGCTTGTTGTTGTTGCTGTTGGTACTGTTGTTGCTGGTATTGTTGTTGTTGATATTGTTGTTGCGATGGTTGCTGTTGTTGTTGCTGTTGACCCGCACCTGACCCCATGCTCGTGGCTTGTTGTAGGTTGCCCATTTGGGTCGCTGCCGCCGCCTGGAATTGTCGCATAAGCTCCGGGTTGGAGCGAAGAACCTGCTCAACACCTGGCAAGGGTTGTTGCTTGAACATGCTGTTTGTAAGATGGAACATGAAGGCGCTCCCGGATACACTCATTAGAAGGCGGAGTTCGGGGGCCATCTTTTTACCGGACGACTTGTACTTTTCGTGCAGCTCTTCAAATATATCGTCGTAATCCGTGACGTTCTCATGAACTTGCTCGGACCAGCCGTCAAGCTTGACATCAAAGGGATCAAAACGTGTATTCAAGAACTCAATGCCCGTAACAAGGGCCATAAGGGTCTTTCTTTGGAAGCGAATGGATGCATCTACCTCCTTCTCACGCACGACGCGGTTAAATTCAACGCGCATCTCCTCGAGGTCCGATTGTAGGGAGAACTTGCGGGGAAGGCGGTAACCCTTGGACTCCAGGCGGTCCATTTGGTACATAATCTCTTTCTTCTCGTTGAGCTCCGATTCTGCGCGAGCCCGCTCCGCTGTAAGGCGATTGGCTAGGTAATCTGAAGGGCCTCCATCAGATCCCATAGTAACCCCCATGGATTGGGCAACATTGGGTCGTCCACCAAACATTCCTTGTGCATCGGCCCTCAGTGGCCCGTCACGAGGATTATTCCCACCTCTGCTGGAATCGGTTTCAAAGCTTGCATCAGACGAGTCCGAGCCAGAATCTGAGCCACTGCCACTTCCGCTTCCGCTAACATCACTTGACGCAAGGGAAATAACATCGCTACTCACTTTTCTTCGGTTTATCAAAGCGTCGGTTCCCATTCCTGGAATCCCCATTGACCGCCCTGGAATCTGGAATGATGGACGAGAAAAGTCACTTGAACGAAGTTCCATGATATCGTCATCGTCGTCGGTGTGGATACTTATTGAAGGACCATTCATGGAAGATATGATGGTACAAGCTTCTATATTCCTTTGCTTACTTATCTTTTTAACCTCTTTTTACGCATCCGGACATGACTTTACCGAATCAATATTACATTTATTCTTTTTGTTGTACCAACTCATTGCTTGAAGAAATGCATCGCATAGATCGTCTTTCTTGCGATGAGAGGTCACTAGCTCTTTCAAAGCATTGTCGTCCTTGACGTAGTAGTTGGTAATGTGAACTGATTTCCATTTGTTCAACCGGTACCCTTTTTCGAGGGAGCACGGCGGAAGTGTTTTCTCAGCCTCCTCGTGCGTTTGAAGCTTTCCATTTGCGCTTATAAGGAGAACTTCGAGGGTCGGTTGGAGCTTATGCTTATGTAGTTGGAAAAAGCTGTATAACATCATTTGAATGCTCTTCATGTGGCCATTTAGGCTCGATGGTTGGTTCTCAATCAAAATTGCGTCCCATGCGCCGCAGGAGTCACGAATGAGCTTCTCCATCTCAATGAACAAACGATTGGCAATCGTATTGAGCGATATCTTCTTGGCATTCTCGGTTTCGAGCGCAAGGGTCAGCACATCCCATGAGTTGATAGTTACAGCGTGTACGGGCGCAACGGGCACGGCGGGTGTGTCGGCCGCGTCGGGTGTCTCGGCCACCGTGGGAAGAGTAGTCGGTGAAACCTTTGAACGGGAGACACGTGTCTTGACGGGACGTGAGACTGTCATGTCGCAATATCCAAGGTTCCGTATACCAATATCAAAACTCAAGACTCGGAAGTCAGTGCGATTTTCCGCATTCGTTTCCATACAGCGCCTTGAAGCTGTTGTAAGATGCTTTTCGTATACACTCTTAAGTTGTTTTTTTGAATGAGCTTGAGCAAGTAGATCCAAAAGATGTCGCTCTTGTGTCTTTTGTTCATGTCCATTATAATCTTGCAACGTTGCGCATACCACTCGTACTGCTTTGCCATTTGTGTCATGGGATCTTTAATGATAACTGCTTGGTGATTTGCGGGCACGCCCGCACCAAAATGCGAGTGAGATGGGGCATTTGCGCTTGGTATCCGGTTATTGATGGAATGGGGGCATACGAGACCCTCGTTAACCAGATGAAGGACTTGTTGTTGAACACCCGGGTGTTTGAACGCATTATCGGGAAATCCATCAAGTAGGTCTTCAAACACCATGTAGTTGTAATCAGGGCACAAAAGCAACCTATCGTGACGATCCGTGTACACCGCATTGTTATCAATGATGATTGTCCTTTCGTTTAGAATCTTGTCGCGCTCCTCTTTTTGGTACGGGGTTCCCGTCTTGCTCGTTATGGACCTCAAAATGCGTGCCCATATGTTTCCGATCGACTTGCGATAATTTCCCACCGTATCTGTTGTACAATCATCGCGTGTGAAAATCGGTCTCTGGAATTGGATGCCGTGTGTTCGCTCGACCCATGATATTTCTTGAAGCGCCCATTGCCGTTCACTTGCCGTGAATATGAAAATCGCACAGTTAGGATACATCTGTCGAATGCCTTTGATGAACCCGGAAAACCCCGGACGGACAAGTCCTTCATTTGGATGAAACGCGCGCGGAATGGCCTTTTGGTTGACACGGTAGCCGTATTTTGTCATCGTTTTTGTCATCGTGTGTCGCGCTGACTGGAAGTCTACCTTGCCCACGATAGTGCCATCCCAATCAAGAATGAACACATACGGCAAATGGGAATCACTCATGGCCCGCTAGGCTCTCTTACCCATTCCGCAGAAAAATGGTTCGTTTAAAAAATGAATGATATCTTACTTCTAGCTACAATTACATCATGTCGTTCGCATTGTACACCGATGGTTCGGCCATTCCTAACCCCGGGGATTGCGGTTGCGGTGCGGTATTAGTGGATTCAAAAGGAAACATAGTGTGGACACTGTCCGAGTACCTTGGAAAGGGAACAAACAACATAGGCGAGCTAACCGCCATTCTCCGTGGTTGTCAACGAGCTCTTGAACTAAATATCACGTCGTTTTGCATATTCTCGGATTCCGAATTATGTGTTGACCTTGTAAAAGGAACCAAAACAACAACAAAGGAGCATTTGAACCTCATTCTAAAGCCCATCTTGGTGGCGAAAAGAACACTTAAATTTGAAATTGAATGGATCAAGGCGCATGCGGATCACACTTGGAACGAGTACGCTGACAAGCTTGCCAACAATGCAGCTAAGAAACAACTACCACCAACCGCAAGCTCTACCGCTACCGCAATGCCCTCTTCTTCCCATGCACTCGGCTCTTCACGCGACTCTCACTCTCATTCTCATTCAACAAGCCAAGGAGACAAACTCTACTTGAAGTGCTCTTTTAACGAAAAAGACCAAGTGAAGCAAATGGGGGCGCGCTGGGATCCGGATAAGAAGTCATGGTGGGTAAAAGACGACGCAGGCGGGCAATCCCGTAAGCAGTTTTCAAAGTGGCTATGATGTAAAACAATCAACACATGGCTTTCTGTTTTGTTACAAAAAATAAATTATTGAAATACTACGCACTATGAACTACGAACTACATAGGAGGCAACCCTCAGGGTTGTCACGACGGCACGCTTGGGCATCCGCATCCGCACCCGCATCTCCGTCGTTCGTCTTGTCAAATGCGCTCAATGAAGTTGGGGGAAGAACCATTGACTTTGCTACTGTGGGTTCAAGTGTGAATGACATCGTCTTTGCCTTGGGGCGCGTACGAAGGTAGTAAAGACCGGTTTTCAGTTGCTTTTTCCACGCATAGAAATGCATATTCATGATTTTTTTGTAATCAGGGTCCTCAATATACAGGTTCAATGATTGTGTATGGCACACGTATGGGCCACGATCCGCCGATTGGTCAATAACTGTTCGTTGTTTGATCTCCCATACGGTCTTGTAAAGCTCCTTAATGGGTTCCGGGATTTCCATGATAGTCTGGATGCTTCCATTGCAAGCAAGAATTCGGGTTTTCATTGCGTTATCCCACATGCCAAGTTTCAGAAGGTCGCGTACAAGGTACTTGTTCATAATCACAAACTCACCCGCAAGAGTGCGACGTTGGTATATGTTTGACGTAATCGCCTCAAATGACTCGGTGCTCCCCATGATTTGGCTCGTGCTCGCCGTGGGCATGAGCGCAATAAGCACGCTGTGACGAATACCGTGTGTCTTGACGGACTCGCGGAGCGTAGCCCAATCGTGGCGACCGGCGGTGGGAACAACCCCCCACATGTCGAATTGAAATATGCCTTTTGACATGGGCGAGCCATCGTACGTGCTGTAAGCCCCGGCGTAGCGACCCTTTGACTCCCAAGCCTCTGGATTGTCCCATACGTTTGTAAGGAGTTTGGCTAGAATGTTTGGATCTTGGTTCGCACGGTATTCCATGATCATCTGCTCCCTTTGCTTGGCAAGCGCACAAGACTCGGTGATAGCTGCAAAGTACATCGTCTCAGAGATGAACTTATTGAGCTCGTATGCCTCGGGCGATTCGTAGGGGAAGCCCATGAGAATAAAAGCGTCGGCAAGTCCCTGAATACCGATGCCGATGGGGCGGTGGCGAAAGTTGGAGCGCTCCGTCTCCTTGATTGGGTAAAAGTTGCGATTGATCACTTTCTCCATGCTCCGCGTAATGAAGCGCACGACTTCTTCGAGGCGCGCAAAGTTAAATACCGCTTTTCCATCGCCATCTTTTTCCACAAATGTGGGAAGCACAATGGACGAAAGGTTACATACGCCATACTCTTTTGGATCGCTGTATAAAACGATCTCGCTGCAAAGGTTGCTACTCTTGATGACCCCGAGGTTGCTTTGGTTGGAGCGTTGGCATTGATCTTTGTACAACATGTAAGGCCCACCCGTCTCAATCTGGCTCTTCATGATTTCAAGGAATAGATCTTGTGCTTTGACTTGCTTGCGGAAGCGGCCCTCGTCCTCATATTGCTTGTAAAGCTTCTCAAAATCATCTCCATAAACGTCCACTAGACCCGGTGCCTCATCGGGACAAAAGAGAGACCACGTACCATTCTCTTGTACGCGTTGCATGAAGAGATTTGGGATCCAAAGAGCAATGAAAAGATCACGGCACCGCTCCTCCTCCGCCCCTGTGTTGCGACGCAAGGAGATGAACTCAAATACATCGCTGTGCCACGGCTCCAAGTAGAGTGCCGCGCTACCATTGCGTTTGCCACCTTGGTTCACATGACGGGTCGCCTCATTGATCACGCGACAAAAGGGAATGAGGCCCGTGGAAGTTCCATTTGTGCCACGAATGTAAGAACCGCGCGCACGGATCTTGTGGACATGAAGGCCGATGCCACCCGCACACTTGGAGATGTGCATTAGATCTTTAAGAGTGTCATACATGCCTTCGATGCTGTCTTCGTCGTCCTTGATGCTCGTCAAGAAGCACGAGGACATTTGAGGCCGGGGCGTCCCCGAGTTGAAGAGCGTAGGTGTTGCGTGTGTGTAGTAGCGCTTGCTCATGAGCTCGTAGCACTCAATTGCGTCTTTGAGATCCCAGCCATGGATGCCAAGTGCCACGCGCATCCACATGTGTTGTGGGCGTTCAACGGGCTTGCCGTTCACTTTGATGAGGTAAAGGCGCTCGAGGGTCTTGAATCCGAAATAGTCAAACTGATAATCGCGCTCGTAGTTGATTACGTCGTTCAACTTGTCCTTGCTTGCCTGTACAATCTGGTAGAGCTCCTCGGAAACGAGGGGATTTGTGGATCCCTTCCCATCCGAATTTCCATAAAGAACAGCAATCGTCTCACTGAACGACGGGCTTGTGTTTTTATGGTGATTGCTCACGCTAATGCGCGCGGCCAAGGTTCCATAGTCAGGGTGCTCAGTGGACAGTGCGAAGCACATTTGAGCCGTGAGCTCATCAAGTTCGGACGTTTTAACACCGTCGTAGATGCTACTACATATTTTTTGGGCAATTGTGTGGAGGTCATGGGGCTCCTTTACACCTTCTAGGTCTTTACAGAACATTTCAATGCGACGCATGACTTTGTCAAAAGACACATTCTCATAGTCACCGGTTCGTTTTAGTACCCGCATGATTCACTTGTAGTATACTACATATATTAAGTTTAAATGCCCTACGCGCCTGCGAACTCCCAATGAAGTCAATGGTACCATTATGGTCATAACTTATGCGAAAATTAAAATAACAAACCATTCGTTTAAAGACATTGCTCTTAGTTAACTAAAGTAACTCGACTTTTACATGAACAATAAAATCAACA